TACTTTACCGATGAGGACGCAATCTTCGATGACGTTCCCGTTGCTTCACCACCACCGCCACCGCCCCCACCCGCTCCATTTGAACCTTTTGCGCCTTTACCCGTTGGTCGTGAGGTGGTGCTTCCGATAATTAAGGGGGTAAGAAACGAAGATTTTCCTACGGTTTCAAAAGAAGAAAGCCTAGCAAGCCTCAGAAAGCAGTTAAAAGAAGCCGATGAGCAACCAAACCAAGCTTTGCGTGCAATTTATCAAGGTCGCAGTGCAAATGATTTTGCAGCAATCCAAGGCGCGGCCTCACTTACAAAAGAAGCTGCTACTGCAGTCGCTATTGTAAATCAGGAACTTAATTATTTCGCAGACCTTTTTGGTATCCCAAGGGTAAGGGGTTATAAAAAAATACAATCTGGCAATACCATAGCGGACATGGGTGATGGCGTTATGGGCTTCAATACCGATTATTTCAACAAGTGGGGTGGAGACATAAACACCTCCAATGATGCAACTCTTGTCCCAAGGCGGGCAGAATTAAAAGGTAAAATCCAAGAGGCAGAAGCTAGGGTGCGTTCGCTAGAGCAAAGTATTCTTGAAACTGGTGATCGGGGCAGCGGGCCACTTAGCTTCCAATTATCTGACGCGAATGATGAACTTTGGAAATTGAAGCGTGAATATGCTTCTATCTCTACTCCTGAGGTAACTGATTACAAGCTCGGCGGCGAGGGTAAAAAGCCTTGGACTGTTGAAAAGTATTCAACTGGTGGCATGGATTATTTTAGATCAACTATGTATCACGAGTTTGGACACCAAATCCATCAAACTTATAAGCGGCGCGTTTCTGAAAGGGGCAGGGTTTCCGCATCAGACAGACCATTTGAGGATGAACTCAAAAAGCGTTGGCTCAAAGTTTATAGGTTAAAGAAAAAACGTTCAAAAGAATTTGCTAGTAGGTATGCTGAAACGAGCGCCTTTGAATGGTTCGCGGAAAGCTTTGCGTTGTGGGCCTCTGGGCAAACAGACAAGGTAAATCCTTTATTCCTTGAAATGATACAGGAGATTGTTGATGACGCAAAGCGCGGATAGGATTTTTGAAATAGTTTCTCAGGAAAAAATAACAAAGGAAGATTATCTTGAAATGAAAGCTGAGTGCGTTGGCCTTGAAGTTGATGAGTATGGTTTGATTGAAATGGTGGAACGTAGGCTTGGTGATTTACGTTTGAGGCGTGAAATTGATTTTTGACCGCATACTGGAAAAGAAAATCTATCTATGGTAAGTTGCGTTCACAAGTTTAAACTCAACGGACAGCGGTTTGCTTGTCCATGCATGGCAAGTAAGACCCAAAGGAAATTGATATGAGTGACGATATTGAATTCAAAGATGAAACGCTGGACGTCAGGTTTGACATTAAAGCGATGGAAGATGAAGAAAAAGGCGAGTTCAGCGGATACGGCTCAATCTTTGGAAACAAAGACCTTGGCAATGATGTTGTCGTTGAGGGCGCTTTCGCTAAGTCTATCGGGCGCAAAGGCGCTAAGGCTGTAAAGATGCTTTACCAGCACCGCGCAGATGAACCCATCGGGGTCTTTGATGAGATCATAGAGGATCGTCGTGGGCTCAAGGTAAAGGGCCGCTTGGCTATGGGAACCCAGCGGGGCCGCGAAGTTTATGAATTGATGAAAATGGGCGCGATTGATGGCTTGTCTATTGGCTACCGCGTCGACGCAAAGGGCTACGATTATGACGATAAGGGCAAGCGCCGTTATTTGAAATCAGTAGACCTTATGGAGATTTCTGCCGTGACCTTTCCTATGAACCCCAAAGCTAGGGTTTCAGCGGTAAAGAGCGACAGAACAGTCCGTGAATGGGAAGAAGTCCTGCGGGATGCAGCGGATCTTTCCAGAAGCGAGGCGAAAGTTGCGGCGTCTGCTGTAGCGAAGGCACTTGAACAGCGGGATGCTGGCACTCAGGAAATGCCTCTTGAAGTAGTAAGCGAAGTCGAAAAGCTTACTAAAATCCTAAAATCCTAAATTCAGAAAGGACGTTATCATGAGTGATGACTTGAAAACTTATCTGGAGGGGCTGAACGGTGCTTTTGAAGAATTTAAAGCAACAAACGATCAGCGCCTTGCAGAAATCGAAAAGAAGGGTGAAGCCGATCCGTTGGTTGAAGCCAAATTGTCAAAGATCGAAGCTGATCTTGACCGCTTTGAAACTGTGAACCAAAAGCTGGTTCAGCAAGAAAAAGCATCCGAAAGTTTCGCTGAGAAGCTTGACGATATTGAAACACTTTTGAAGCGCCCAAATTCTGGCGTTGAAACCAAGAGCGTTGATTTTGCTGTAAAAGCTTGGGACAAGTTTATGCGTAAAGGCAACGAAGGCTTAGACGCTGACGAAGTTAAAGCGCTGACTGTTGGAACAGCCGCCACAGCGGGCAACTTGGCTCCAGAGGAATATGTTGCTGAGTTAATCAAGATCGTTACTGAAATCTCACCAGTTCGTTCTGTTGCTCGCGTTCGCTCAACAACGTCCAAAGAAATCGAAATCCCGACAAAGGATGCAAATTTCGCGGCAGCTTGGACAGCGGAAACTGGCACACGCTCAGAAACCACTGGCTATTCAACAACCTTGAACACTATCGCTACTCATGAGCTTTATGCTCTGGTCGATATTTCTTCAATGTTGCTTGAAGATAGTGCTTTCGACATGGAAGCCGAAATGAACCAAGAGTTCGCAGAGCAGTTTGCTAAAGGCGAAGGCGCAGCGTTCATTGCTGGTAATGGCACAAACAAGCCAACAGGTATCACAAACGGTAACACCGTTGCTCACACCGCTACTGGTGCAGCATCGGCGGCTATCTCTACTGATAACCTGATGGACTTGGTTCACGGTTTGAAATCAGAGTATGCGGCTAACGCTACAATGATGTTCAACCGCGCAACTTTGGGCATTATCCGTAAGCTGAAAGATACAGCGGGTCAGTACATTTTCCAAACTGGTTTCTCTGGTCAGTCTGGCGCTCCAAACACAATCATCGGTATCCCGTATGTGGAAGCCCCTGATGTAGCAGATGCGGCTTCTGGCGCAAAATCTGTTCTCATCGGTGACTTCCGTCGCGGATATATGATCGTTGATCGTGTTGCGCTTTCAGTATTGCGTGACCCATACAGCCAAGCGGCAACGGGCCTTGTCCGTTATATCGCTCGCCGCCGTGTCGGTGGTAAAGTGGTTCTTGCCGAAGCTATGCGCGTTCTGAAACACGCAACTTCATAAAGAGCAAACGAGGGGAGCGTCCCACCCGCTCCCCTCACCCTTCTAGGATTGGATCTATGAAGCAAGTGCAAATGATTTTTAGCGTGGCTGGTGAAAGCAACGCATCAGGAACAGAAGCTAGAAAATATTTTGTTGGTGAGATTTTGCCCTTAGATAAGCCTTGGCAAAAGAAACTTGCAAATTCTATGATTGAACGCGGCGCAGCCATTGAGGTGCAGGGCAACGCGGGGCCAGAAGAAACAAAAGCCAAGCGCAAGAAAGCCCCTGCAAAAAAATAAGGGGGCATCATGCCAAGAGATATTAATTCGACAATCAAAACAGCTTTACTTCAACCAGAGGTAAAGCTTTTCTATGCGATTGAATTGAACTTCTACAATCCAAGCACAAGCGCCGCCGCGCCTCTTAGATTTTGGACGGGGGTGGGAACGACAACCCTTAACAGTCAAACCTATTATGGCACTGGGGAATTATTGCAAATATCTGGGCTTGAGGAAGTGGCTGATTTAAAGGCCACAGGCATAAGTTTGACTTTATCTGGCATCCCTACCTCAATAGTAACTGCGGCGCTTGCTCACGAATATCACGGGCGATCAGCGTATGTTTACTTTGGGGTGCAGGGAAACGCTAACCTAACCAATATGTTTGAGGGTTATATGGATCAGCTTTCGATCCAAGATGGCCCAGAAACATCCACAGTCCAAGCCAAGCTTGAAAGCAAGCTTATTGATTTGCAGCGCACAAGGCCATTTAGATACACTCAGGAAAGCCACTCAAATCTTTATTCGGGGGATACGTTCTTTTCTTTTGTTGAAGATTTACAAGATAAGAAAATAGACTGGGGCAAGGGTGTGGAATGAGATACCAACAGGAATTTTTATCTTCTGTTTATATTGAGATCCAAGCCCTAATTCAGTTGCACTGGGAACAAATCGCGCTCAATAAAGATGAAATAAAACTAAACCCTGATTGGGATCAATACGAAGCGGCAGAGGAGCAGGGCGTTTTAAAGGTTTTTACCGCCCGTGATGATGGGGTTTTGGTAGGTTATTTTGTAGTCTTAGCCCAGAGGTCAATGCACTACAAAGATCACATTTTCGCT